GTCCAAGTCCTTGACTGCTGATCCCAATGCTCAAGAGTGGATTCGCAGGCCCACCGACAGTACTGGCGTCAGGGCATGAATACGATTGAAGCGTTTGCAAATAGCTCCAACTGTCGCAAGTACCGCTGTCATGCGAGAGAGTCCAGGTTCCGTTAGGTGAGAGCCTCGGGAACTCGTAATAGCTCTCGAAATTAGAGATCGTTACGGAGACGGTAGCAACATTCGGGCAGCAGCACGGATTCGGCGTACACGTCGTCCCCGCGCCCTTGAACGTCTTCCCCGCCCCTTGGCACTGACACTGCGGCTTGACGCTGCATGTCGTGCCCTCGCAGCACGCGCCACCTGCCCCCAGCGTGCTAAAACATATTCTCAGCGTGTAGCTAGTGTTTCCTCCATAGTTGTCGATAGCAGCGACCGTGAACGTCCTGTTTGTGGCTGTAAACGAGTAGCACACGAGGTGTGCCGGATTGCATTGTTGAAAAAAATGAGTAACGTACTGCCCCCCCTGTACGACCGATCCGTCTATTGACAAGTCATCGTCCACGACGCCAGATATGTGAACCTCGCGAGGCAAAGAGAATCGCTGCGGTATCTCAATCGTGCGAAGGCCGTGCTGCACCCCTGCACCGCCGCACCCTTTTCCGAGCAAGCCCGACGTGACAAAATTTACGTCGACACAATCCCCGCAGCACCCGCAGTTCTCTACGATCTGGCCGTCCTTGACGATCAGCGATCCGTTTTTCGTGGCGAGTGTCATGTGCAGGCCGTGGTGCTGATTGTTATGACGGACGACGACACGGTCTCAAATATCTTGATATCCAGCTTTGTGAACTGCAGGCCCGCAGTGCCGAGCGACACGCTGGTAAGGACGCTAGTCTGAGCCGTCCTGCGATCAACGCCAGTCGGAGCGATCAGATACCACGCCGTGCCGTCCTTGGCGATTGCGCAGTTCACGGTTGCTGTCGTCTGCGTGAACTCGGTGAACAGGTTCATCGCGCTGGCGGTATTGGGGGTCGTCGTCACGTTGCGAAACGTCACCGTCTTCGCCGTGTTGATCGCCCACGACCCGGTGAACGTGCAGATCCTGAAGACCTTGCCAGACGCCGCGCCACCTCGAGGCCCCCACTCAATAGGCCCGCAGTCGCGGTCCCCGGCCTCGACCTGGCGGACAGCCTTGCCAATGCGTTCAGCAGCTGGCCGAGTGAAAGACACGCGGTCTACCGCTGCAGGCTTGCCGTCGGGCTTCTTTGCCATAGGTCAAAAGTAACTCAGTATCGCCCGACCAATCACCCACCGCATCGCTGCCTGCCCCGCGCGAGCCGAGAGCAGCAGCGCGGACGCTGCGGCTGTTAGCAGGGCGGCGAGGTAGATGGAGTCACGCACCGGGAACCTCCACCCACGCCAGCGTAGTCTCGTCCCAATAGTGTCTGCCTTCCGGCTTCGCCGTCGGTGCCTGCCAGTCGTGGTTCTCGTCAAGCGTCCACGACGGAAACGGCTGCGGTGAGACGAACACGTCGGCCTGGGAGTGGTAGGAAAAACCGATGCCAGCGAACCGCTTGCGGATTCTGCCGCTGTAGCTTGTCTGTATCCAGCGACCACCAAGCAGCGATTCACAGAACGCGATGCCCTTGGCCTCGCTTTCGACGCCGTTGTCAAGCAACTCGCTGTTGCTCACGACGATCACCTGAGTGACGATGCTGTTTTCGTCAAGCTGCGCAAAGTGTGCCATTAGAACGTGATGCTCCCGGTGCCGGTGAACGTGTAGACCTTGTAGCTGCCGTCGGTCGTGACGGTTGGCGAACCTGTGGTCGCGGCGGCAGTCGCCAGTGTGCGAATGATCACCACGCCGCTGCCGCCAGCAGCGCCGGAGTCGCCGCCTGCGCCCTGCCCAGAGTTTGCCGTGCCAGCAGCCCCAACCGAGTTAGCGCCGTTACTTGGCGTGACCTGATCCGCCCCCACCGAGACGCCAGCACCGCCGCCGGAAAAATACCGCGTGCCAGAGTAGAGGACGCCGACGCCAGCCGCTGCCGCGAGCGTGCTGTACGAGCCAACACCGTTGCCGCCAGCGCCAGCGGTGCCGCCGGATGCGTTTCCGCCAGCACTCGCCGCACCACCGCCGCCGCCAGAGCCGCCAGAGCCAAACGACCCCGTACCGTTGCCGCCGCTAAAGCCTTGACCGCTTGTTCCGCTGCCGCCATACGATCTCTGGTCGGTGGTAAATCCGCAGCCGCCGCCGCCGCTGCCTCCGTCTTTGCCTTGATAGTTACCACCAAACGATCCGCCGCCACCACCGCCAACGGCAGCGGCCAGAAGGCTGGCGAACGAGGAGTTTGTGCCGCTTGTGCCGGGAGAGTTTGAACCAACGCTCGCGCCACCGCCGCCCACGGTCACGGTGTACTGCACGCCGGTCGAGTAGGCCACAGCAGATGAGTAGACCACGCCGCCGCCTCCGCCAGCGCCACCGACAGACGTGCCAGAGCCGCCTCCGCCAGCGACCACCACGACCTCTATGGTCGCGCCGGGCGTGACGGAACTGCTCGCCGCCGAATACGCCCCCGTGCCGACGCCGTTCACGGTTGCAACGCGGAAAATGTAGGAGGTTCCGTTAGTCAACCCTGTCACCGTCGCGCTCGTCGCGGTTGATGCAGACCGTGTAACCGTCGTCCAAGAGCCTCCGCTCGGCTGGTACTGCACCGAGTAATCAATGATCGGAGTTTGCGACAGCACTCCCGACGGTGCCGTCCACGACAGGCTCACCTGTGCGTTGCCGCCCGTCGCAGACAAGCTTGTCGGCGCAGGCGGAAGGAACAAATCCCAGCGAGAATCGGAGCCGCCGCCGCCGCTCGCTGGCGTCAGTTCCCACACCGATCCGCCCGCGTAGGTGTAGCTTCTTCCGTTCTGCGTGCTGGTCTGCCCAACGGTGGGCGATGATGGGAAGCTGAATGGCATGTTAGTTTCCTAGCTCGATGTAAACGCCCGACGAATCCCATCTGTACACGCGGCTGTAGTCACGCGAGACGTACAGCACACCCGCCGAACCAGTGGCGGGAAAGCCTGCGGTGGTCGCCGCCTCGAAAATCTCGGTGGCGCTTGAGCCGCCGCCGCCGAGCGTCAGCGTGACGAGGTTGCCGCTGGCGTCCTTCGTGAAGAGCTTGGCGTCGGCCCACGACACAGCCATTTCGTGTGTCTCAAGCTCTGACGCTGCTGGCGTCACGCCAGACGTGTAGCTTCGCCGTGGTTGAACCTTGTTTGGCATTACGGCACCGTAAGTGTTGCGGCGTTGCTAGTCACGCTTGCGGCGATAGCTGACGAAACGACAACGCGGTACTGGTCGCCGTCGTCGGCCGCCTTGCTCAATCCGCTCAACGAGAGAACGGATGCCGTGGCGTTGGCGATATTCGTGAAGACGGACGAGCCGACAGAACTGGCAGCGATTGTGCTGGTGCCTGCACCGTTCCCGGCGATAGCGACGAACACGCCGCCACCGTACGCGACACCACACCACCGAGCGCTGGCAGGCAGCGACCGCTGCACCCACACAATGCCGTCCGTGCTTTTAGCTACTGTGTTCGCGGCACCTGCGCCAGTTCTTGCTACAGCAAAAAACGCATCATCACCAAAGGAAACGTGACTCCACCCCGCAAAAGGCATTGCGGCTTCCGTCCAATTGATGCCATCAGCACTAGTGGCGGCAAAAGAACCAGACGAGTTAATCGCAACAAACACGCCATTGCCATACGCCACACTCTGCCAATCGCGGGAATTAGGCAGAGTGCGCTGCGTCCACGTAACGCCATCTGGACTAGTGGCGGCGATGTCGCTACTGGAAGACGACACTGCGACGAACTTACCGTTTCCGTAGGTCACGCTCGACCACCTCGCGCTGGCCGGCAGAGTTTGCTGCGTCCAAGAACTTCCGTCCGCGCTAGTCGCTGCTACATTCGCGCCGCTGGAAAACGCGCCGCTACTGACTGCGACGAACGTACCGTTTCCGTAGGTCACGCTAGAGTACCTAACGCCAGTTGGCAGAGTGCGCTGCGTCCACGTAACGCCATCTGGACTAGTGGCGGCAACCGCACCCGCAGTTACGGCAACAAACGTGCCGCCTCCGTAGGCTACGCTTTCCCACTCCTGATTAGATGGCAGCGTGCGCTGCGTCCATGTCGTGCCGTCTGTGCTAGTAGCGGCAATGTTTCCGTTTCCTGTTCCCTCGCCATTGGAGACGGCCACAAACACGCCATTGCCGTAGGCTACGGAAGTCCATTCAGCACTTGGCAACGCACGCTGCGTCCATGCCATGCCGCTGGGATCTTTTTTCTGCCACTGGTACGAAGGCGTGCCGTCGTGCGTCACGTATGCGGAAACGCTGAACGACGCTGCGCCGCTGCTGGCGGTCTGGTTTGCAGGATGCTGCGTGATGACAATTGTCGGCGTGGAGACGCCGTAGAAGAACCCGCAGTCAATGGCATCGTCGACGCCGATGCCAGCCTTGGACCACACGCCGTCGCCGCGAAGGAACGTCGTCGATGAAGCCGTGCCAGATGCGCCAAGCTGGGCTACCGTGATTACGCCAGTGCGGCCCGCCACGCTCTGCACCGGCGCTGCCGCTGCGGCAGCAACGCTGAACGATACAACGTCGCTGGTCGAGTGCGTGTGGGCAACCGGGACAAAGCTCGTCGGCACATCAGCTAGTGCCGTGTATGAGATCGTCGGGATGCGTGCCATGGCAAACGTGCCAGCCGTCACGTCGCTGGCCTGCAACGCTATGTTGCCAATACGCCCGGCCACGCTCTGGACCGGGGCTAGGCTCGACACAGCACTAGTGCCATAGGAGGCGATCTGGAACTGGGCGGCGCTTGTGGTGATCGTGATCCCGTCGCCGGCCGTCAGCTGGAACGTGCCGAAGGCATTGGTGGCAGTGCCGGGGTTGATCAGAAAGCCAGCCGGGCCGATGCCGCCGCCTACCGTAACAGGCACGGTCGCGCCGACACTGCCCACCGTGATTGCAACAGACGTACCGCCAGACACGCTTACGCCGGCAGCAGTGCTCGAGACGACGACATTGATGCTCATGGGGCGTACGCCTTCAGCGTGCCAGACAGGTACGTCCTTGTGACCAGCGCAGACGAGACGCCACGCAGATACCACCGATAAGTCGTGGCCGGACTGAGGGCCACCGTCTGCAGCTCAGTCAGCGACAAGTTCACCTGCCCGGCAGCAGCGTTCACGACAGTGACTGTGAACGTAGAGGCAGTTGCGCCCTGCGTGCTGATGCCGCTCGGATTAACAAACGAGACAGCGGTAGCCGTTTCGTAAATTATGGCCGTCCACGTAAACCCCGTCGTGTCGATGTCTAGATCGGCAAGCATGCCGAACTCATCGCCGGTCGTCAGCGAGATGTTCAGTGTTCCAGGCAATGCGTCGAAGGATTCGGCCATATCGTCACTCTACTCGGTGTGTAAAAATGCTTTTAGAACGGCGGTCTGCCAAAAAGCGGCGCGAAATTGACCTCGCGGTGGACGCGGCGGTACAGGATGTCGGGGGCGGTGCCCGGGCTTTTAAGCGAGCCGTTGCTGTTCAGGGCAACCGGATTGGAGGACGCGACCCTCTCGCCGCTCTCTGAGTCCACCACGTAGGCCCGCTTCTTCTGGCTTCCCTCGAGGTAGTTGTAGCCAACGTCAGGCAGCATCAGCCGCCAGCCGCTCTGCCTGAACGCGAGCTCTGCGGAGACTGACCAATACTTCAACTCAAACCCGTTGACCACCTCGACCTGCTGCTGGCCGCTGATTCCCTGGCACTTCCATTGGTACGGCTGGGCTCCGAGGTAGGCGTCGAGGTTCACGCAGTTGGTGACACTGGCCGCCACGCCAACAGGAAACGCGGCTCGGTTGCCTGAGATCGTGGCACGCAGTTCTGCCTCCTCGGTCATCGCGCCCTCGAAAAAGTCGTACGCCGAGTTGACCAGGGCACGCACGTCGCCGTTGCCGCTGCCGTGGAAGTAGGCCAGGGCCGGGATCGCGGCCCCACCCGTCGAGAAGCTCCAGATGTCTGCACGGGCCAGCGGGTTTGGGTCGCTGTCCTGCGTGCCAATCGCGGGCACGGAGTACGAGTAGGTGACCTCGACGTGGTATCGGTCGAGCTCCGTTACAGCCCCCTCGTTGCAGAGCAGGTAGCCATACTCAGGGTGTGGCGTGCCGTGCAGGATGCCGATGGTGTTGAGCACGACTTGCGTACCCACAGGCGCGCTAGTCGTAACGTGGTACTTGATCTCGGCAGTTGGAGACTCTCCGAACTTGTGCGAGAACGTGCGAGGGATGACCTCACGGTATGCGACAATGCTCATTAGGCGGCCCCCACAATGTCGACCACGCCGCCGAGCTTGCCGATCTCGCGGGCAATCTTCTGAAGCTCGGAAAGCTGCTTACGGTATTCGGAGATTGCCGGATCCTCGCGGCCGGTCGCCAGCCGCAGGAACTCGCTTGCGCCTTCGCTTGTCCGCACGTCCGTTGCCTGCACCGTTTGCTGAGATGCTTGCGAAAGAGCGTTGAGCCGATCAGATTCGATCTCTGCGGCCCGCTGGGCGTACTGCTCGTTCAGGTCTCGGATCTTCTCGGCTGTCTTTAGGGCATCCTCAAAGCCAGACCGGATCGCATCGGCAGCCTGCTCGAATGTCTCGGGGTCGATCACCTTGGCGTCGAGGTCGGCCTCCAGCTGGGCCAGCTGCTCTTGCGCTGCAGTGAATGCCTCGGGGGCGAGCTCAAAGTTGACGAAGGAGAACGTCTCGTCGAGCTTGTCGCGTACGGACGCAATCGCCCGCTCGGCGTCTTGCGTGGAGAATCCGAACTGAGCCCCCTCCTCCGCTGCCGCCTGGGCCTGGTCGAGCAGGGCGAGGCGACGGGTTGCGGCCTGTTCTGCCGCAACGTCGCCGCTGGCACGGGCCTCGGCGATTGCCGCCTCGGTCTCTTCGATCTGGCGTGTGATGGCCAGCAGGGTGTCTGCGGCCGTGGCTTGGTCGCCGCCGCCGAGGCCCTGCGCTGTAATGAACGCATCTGCCAGCTTGCGGTCAGCCTCAACGGCTGCAGCTGCGGCACGCTCTGCCGCTGCAATCTTTTCGTCGGCAGCCTTCTGGGCCGCTTCAGCTGCGCGAGCCTGCGACTGAGCCTCTTTGTCCAGCGTTTCAATCTTGGCCTCAAACGCAGCCTTTTCCTGCTCGGCCATCTTCTTGGCTTCCTCGGCCGTCAGCGTGCCGTCGGCCTGCAGCTGGGCGATCTGCTCGAGCGAGTTCTGGTAGGCGAGTGCGGCGTCGAATCCAGCCGACCCGAACTCAGCCGCGGCCGTGGCCGCCGTGCCGATCTCCTTGGCGAACTGCGAGGCCGCAAGCGTGGGCTGTGACAGGTCAAGCTCGGGGGTGATGGTGGTACTGACCTCGGCCGTAATGCCAAGGAAGTTCTCGGCAATCGTCAGCAGCCGCCCGACCGTCCCGCCAATGGCATTAGAGATCGTCTCGAATGTCGACGACACGCTGCCAAACACAGACGAAATCTTTGTGCCGATCGCTTCGATGGCAGCCTCAATCCCAAAGAACTCTACCCACGATGCCACCACGTCGCCGACGTATTCGCCTACCTGAGAAAGCGCGGTGCCGATGATGTTGGTTACACGAGAGACAGCCTCGCCGATCGCTTCGATGTTGTCGGCCACAGCACCTAGTGGCGAGAACGAGACGGCAAACTCCGTGGCCGCAACAGCGCCATCGACCAGATACCGAACGACATCCACAAACGCCGTGTTGAACGATTCCCCGACCGCCCCGAACCCCTGGGCGAGATCGCCAATTGGCGAGACGATTTCCCCGATCACACGACCGACCCCACCGATCACAACTCCGACCAGCTCAAACGCTGTGCCAAGGCTGGACAGCACTGGCTGCAATACGTCGCCAATCGGCCCGACGATGGCGTTAATGCCGCCAAGGAACTCTGCCGAGCCTTGGGCGATGCCTTCGCCAAGGCTGACAAACGGAAGCAGGAGTAGCTCACCGAGCCGCGAACTGGCCACGCCCAAGGCGTCGATGCCGGCCCCGAAGTCGTCGATGCGTCCTCGGTCAATAGCCGAGAGCGATCCGCCCAGCCGCTCGATGTCGTCGGCGGCTGGGCCAAGGTTTGCAAAGAACGGAAGCAGGTCGGCACCGCTCTTGCCGAAGATCTGCATGGCGGCTGCCGTCCGCTTTGCCGGGTCTTCGATGCCCTGCAGCTGCTCGCCCACCAGGCGGATCTGTTCTTCTGGGCTAAGGTTCTCAAGGTCCGTGAACGAGATCCCAAGCCGGCTGAGGGCCTCCGTTGCGGCACGGCTCTCTTCGTCGGCACCCGCAAGCGTTTTCTGTAGCTTGCCGAATGCACTACTCACCGACTCAATCGACACGCCAGAGCGGTTGCCTGCTTCCTCCAGTGTCTGGATGAACTCAAACGAAACGCCCAACTTGTCGGCAGTGTTGCCGAGCTTCTCTACGCGGTCCTCGAGGTCGAGCAGACCGCTGGCCACCGCACTCGCACCAGCACCAAACGCAGCCACCGCAGCGAGGCCGACGGTGAACGGATTCACCAGCCCAGCCACCGAGGCGCCGATATTGGTAAGGCCGCCAGACAGGCCGGCACCGCCGCCAAAGACCTTGCTGAGCCCCTCACCGGCAGACGCCAGGCCAGACAGCCGTCCTGCCACGTTGCCGATTGGTCCCGGCAAGGCAGACAGCACGCCTGAAAGCTCGTTGAACTTCATCGTGCCGCCGTCGCCAGCACCATCGACGGAGTCCCCGAACTTGTCCGCCGCACCAGCGGCCCTGTCCAACTCCGCTGCGGCCTTAGCCATCGCGGCGGTGTACGTTTCCTGCGATATGCGACCTGCTGCCAAGTGGTCGCCGAGCTCCTGCACCTGGGCGTCGTACTTTTGCTGCGGAGTGAGGTTGGCCTGAGTGATCTGGGCCGCTCGTGCTAGAGCCTTTGCTCTTTCGGTCTCAGCTGCGGCGGCCTCCTCGTTCGCACCGCTGGCCTCTGCTGCCGCACGAGCATAGGTCTCCTCGCTGATAGCACCGGCCGCCAGCAGCTGGCCGAGCCGCTCGAGCTCGGCGGTACGCCGCTCCTCGGCCGTGGCCACCTGCTCCGTGATCCGTGCCCCCTCGGCAAACGCAGCGGCGGCCGTCTGGGCGCTGCGAACGACAGCCTGCAATTCTGCTGCGTACTCCTCGGCGGAGATCTGGCCCGTCTTCAGGGCACTGCCGAGAAAGGCGATGTCGGTGGCGACCTGCTGCTGGGCCGCACCGGCCGCAGCCGTTGAACCCTTGAACGTGTCGAACAGCGACGCCGCAGCCGCAGCCTGCTTGCCGAGGTTCTGTAGCTGGCGATCTACCTGCGACAGCCCCTTGGTCATGCCGTTGGCATTGGCCGAGAACTGCACGCCGAGTCCGATCACCGTAGCCACTAGTCACCTGCCAAGTCTCTTGCCAGCTGTTCCAACGCTTCCTGTATCTGCAGATCGTGCTGCGGTGCTTTCACAACCGGCACGAAGTCTTCCGCCTTTGGCGTCCTGCCCCGTGGGCAGTACGGCGCGAGTGCCGCACTGGCCACAAGGCCCGTCTGCCTCCATGTGTCAGGGAGTGGGTGGAAGTGCCTGTGGATCGCAATCCACTCGGCAAACTCCCGGCTGTCCATTTCCTGACATAACCGCCGAACCGTCATTCCGAGATGCGCCGCCAGACGAAACAGGAAAACTCTCGTCGGGCGGACTGCTAGTTTTTTGCCAACTCCTCCACGTCCTTGTCCGTAAGTGCGTTGTGCTCCATCGCCTTCGCCCACACCCGCGACATCACCTTGGCCGACTTCTTCGCCAGCTGCTCAATCTCTGCGTCGGTAAACAGCCGCTGGCCCTTGTCGTCACACAGGCAGCGTGCCAAGAACTTCGTGCGGAAGTTCTCGACACCCTTGCCCTTGTTGGCCACCCAGTCGTTTTCGTAGCTGTCACGCTCGCCGCATGTCATCACACGAATGAACACGCTGCCGCCCCACTCCTTGACCTTGACCTCGAGGAGGCCCAGGTCGTCCGCTGCCAGAATCTGTTCTTTGGTCAGTGCCATAGGTTCATCCAATCAGGTCGAACGTGAACGTGTAACGCGTCACATCGTTGGCAGCCGCTGTGGCTCCCTTGCCTGTACATACTGCGTTGTATGTCAAGCTGATGCCGCCACCGCTGATACTGAGCGAGCCGTAGGCGCCCCAGTTGAAATTAGTCGGCGCGAGAGCTTCGACGCTCACGCTGCCGCCGCTGGGGGCATACGCGTTGCCGCTGCGATTCACGGGCGTACCGCCGCCGAGCTCCAGCTGCACGCTCGCCAGCTCTGTGATTGCAGAGCCGGCAAACGACACCGTACAGCCTTGCGAGTACGTCGCCACGGAAGCCTCCGTAGCGGACTAGACCCGCGCGACTCGGAAGGTGGCCTGGCCCCGCGTGGCGTCATTGGTCGCCAGCGTGACGCTGGACGAACTGACGGTGGCGGCCGCCGAAAGAGTCAGCCCGCCAGAGATGACAAGCGTGCCCGTGGCACCGTCGGTGATAGGTGCAGTGCCGAGGTACTCAATGCTGACTTCGCGGCCCGTGTCGGTTGCCGATCCCTTGAGCGGCCGGTCCATCGTCAACACGTTGCTGCCAGCGGACTGGCCGAGGTGCGACACGTCGATAGTGTCGCCGGCCGCCACGTCGGTCATCGAGTAGGTGATGTTCGTGACCGTGTAGCCCGTGCCGCCGAAAGTGAGCGTCGTGCCCTGAGCGTGCGAAGCCATGTGTTAATTCTCCAGCCAAAAGAGGTCGTATGTTTGCCGGACCAGATAGAGCGAGTTTTCCGCTCCGTCGATCTCCACCAGGTCGTCGGCTTCGTCCATCAAGGACGCCTGCCGCACCTCCGTATTGTCGAGAACGCCAGCGAACCCATCCAGAACCCGCCGACACTTATCTGCCAAGTCTCGCGCCGCCTCGTAGGTGGTGCCGTAGACGTACATCTCCACCGTGACTCGTGGCAGGCCAACAGGGCCGCTCATAGCCATCTCGCGGAGCACGCGGGCACGCCGCCAGATGATCAGCGGAAACTGGATCGGAGCCGGCCCGACGTAGCGGAGCGGGTAGATCCGCCCGCTGATCAACGCCTGCACGTCGGCATTGGCCACGAGGGCATTTCGTAGGATCGCTTCTGGGGATTTCAGCGCCATCAGAACGGCCCCTGTAGTGACTTGATTTTGTCGGCGAGCTCGCGGGCGGCAGCGTTAAAAGCCGACTTCATTTCCTCGACCATCAGCGACTCGACCCGCTCGCGGGTCTGCTCCCACGCCGACCGCACAGGCGGCCTGCCGTACGAGCCGCCGACCGGCATCTTTCCTGTGGACACCCGTGTGCCGCCCTGCGTGCGGCGGGTACGCTCCTTGGTGCCAAACTCGACGAGCCCCTGGTGGTAGCCGAGCTTCTTGTTGTCGTAGGGCTCGTTCATCTTGCGGCCAGAACGGAAGCCAAGGACGACCAGGCCAACGCCGGTCCTCGGGTATCGCTTGCTCTTGATCGCAATGGACCGCCGGAGGTTGCCAGTCGGCCCGCGTGGCGTTGCCGACTTAAGGGCCTGGAGCGTGCCGCCCTTTTCGGCAGCACGCCGCAGCCCGGCGGCCATGTGCTTGGCGGCTAGATTTTTTGGCAGGGCCACGAACGCATTGCGGATGCTTTCCAGCCCCGGGATGTTCGTCGTGATACTGATGCCAGTCTGCTCAGCCATTGCGACGCTCCATGCAGATCGCCTCGTGCTCGGTGCGGTTGCCGTGCTCGAGCAGGCTGGAGATCTCAAGCGTGCGGCCACGCCAGGCGAAACGCATCTGGCTGTTAAGGCCGGGCAGGTGCCGCAGCCGCAGCCGGTGCGTCACGGTGGTTTCCTGCTGGCCGGCTGTCAGGGCCTCGCGGGCGGATACGCCCTCGACGCTAGCCCACACGGCCGATGAGTCGGACCACGCCAGGACCGTCTCGCCGAGGGCATTTGTAGTGCCGCTGGCGATCTGGACAGTGACACGCTCGCGTAGGTCGCCGGGTCGGATCATTCCACCACGGTACGCCGAAACTACGGGATACTGGCAGTTTCTGCCTACTCAGCGACAGGCGGCACGAACACGTCGAGCTGCTGGTCGTAGCGGTAGCCAATCCCCGCGTAGACGCCGCGTATGTTTCCGTTGTACGAGGTCCGCAGGCAGCGTTGCCCCCGCACGTCTGCGTAGTGCGATTCCCAATCGACGCCCTCGTTCTCGTCGCGGCCTACGATCACTTCGGTGACGATGTTCTGCTCGTCGAGGAAGGCGTAGTGTGCCATAATTAGCTCCAAGTGACGGTGCCCGTGCCTGCTGTGATCTGAATTACCGTGTCTGTGCCGACCGTGGTTCGCGTGGCAGTCAATCCAGCCGAGAGCGTGGCGACTGCCTGCGAGGCGTTCCAGCGGAGGATGACAATGCCGCTGCCGCCGTTGCCGCCATTGCTGGACGCGGTTCCATTGCAAGCTGCCCCGCCGCCGCCGCCGCCAGTACCCGCCGCGCCAGCCGTCCCTGCGACAGCAAGGTCCGCGGAACCTGCGCCGCCGCCTGTCAGCCCGCCTGAGCCAGCCGTCGATGTGCCAACGTATCCACCGCCGCCACCACCTGCTCCGTAGAAAATGGTTGTGCCGGTGATCGCGGACGATCTGCCGATTCCACCGTTACCAGACGCCGACGCCGTGGAGTCTGCACCGGCGGCACCCGCACCGCCGCCACCACCGGAAGAGGTTGCAGCAC